CCCAGATTCGGGCAAAGGTCTGTGCTGTGGGCCGTTCTGTTTGCCTTGAGGGAGAAGGGAAATGACGCCGAAAGAGATCGATCGACTTTTCAAGTCCAACAGCAGTCTTTACGACTTCGCCGCCGCCCTCGAAGCCGCGACGATAGAGCGGGTTGCGCAATGGTATGCATCGAAAGGCTGGCTAATGGATGAAGGTGACGTAGCTGACGCCATCCGCGCTATCGCTAAGGAGAAATCGTGAACGTCTTACTTAACCGGCTCGGAAGATGTCTTGTCTGCGGAAAGGTATGCCCGGAAAAGACGCGGCCGGAGTCGCAAGGGTGGGATTGGTTCACAGGCTACCTGCCGAAGACCGTCCATTTTTGCCCGCAGCATAAGACGAACGAGCTTCGCGACCGTTTGTTAAAGATCGGCGAGCACAAGCCTGACACGTGGACTCGCCAGGAACGAAACTTCGTTGAGGCATTGGAGAACCATAAGTGACCGACACAGCAAACCTAATCGCGCGGCTACTTAGATACGACAAAGAAACCGGGAATCTATATTGGAAGGAAGACAGGGGGAAAGTGAAGGCGGGAGATTTGGCTGGATCCATAAACACGATAGGATACTTACAAGTTGAAATATGTGGAAAAAAATATCCTGCTCACAGGATTGCATGGCTTCTTGTTTTTGGGGTTTGGCCAAAATGCCAGATAGACCATATCGATTTATGTAAATCAAACAATCGGATTTCAAATTTGCGAGAAGCCACTATTGGACAAAACAACTGCAATACCTCTATAGGAATCACTAACACTAGCGGAATAAAAGTAGTTTCATTTCATAAGGCATCCAATAAATGGAGTGCATTTATAAACAAAGACGGACGACAAATTTATTTAGGCATACACGAGACACCTCAAAAAGCAGCTGAAGTTGTGAGAGCAAAAAGGGAGGAGCTTCATGGTGATTTTGCAAATCATGGATGAAACAGTCGAAGCTTTAAAAGCAAAAGTCGCCGCCCTCGAATCCGAACTCGCCGCGCTCAAACACGACATCGCTTCGTCGCTAGACAGTCTCACGAAGGAATCGGAGGCGCGGATCAAGGCAGAGGACGAACTCGCCGAGCTCGCGAACCAAAAGCCGGTCGCATGGGCGATTCGCGTCGGCGATAGCGATACTTGGTCATATGCTGACAGCGAGTCGGACGCAGATTTCTACTGCAAGCAGTCGGGCCTTAAATGCGAGAAGAGACCGCTATTCGCCCACCCGCCAGCCGCAGCGGCGAGCGAAGATACGCAGGACGCGGGGAAGTGGCGTCTGATGCGCGAGACACTGACGCAAGGCATTGCGGGCGGAGTCGAGGTAAATGACGCGAAGCTCTTCTACGAACAACCCACGCAGGGCGAAGAGGTTCGCATCTACTGGTATCCAGATACTCCAATAGGCTTCTACGAGGTCAAAGCGCGAACGTTAGACGATGCTGTGGACGCTATCGCCGCTCAGGCTGGATCGAAGGAGGGGCGATGAGCATCGTAACCAATGACGAGCTTGTGCAGCTAACGGGCGGCCTCAAGCAAGGCGCCGCGCAAATCCGTTGGATCGAGCGCAATCTTGGGTTCAAACCGCCGCGCAAAGCCGACGGCCATCCGCTTCTGACCTGGGAGCAGATCAACGCGCCGCGAGCCGAGCAGCGCAAGAGCGGCATCAACTGGACGAAGGCAGCATGAAACCGCGCGATGGCCTGCTTCCGCGCATGGAAGCACGCCCGACAAAGAAGGGCTTCACCTACCGCTATCACCCGGTGGGCGGCAAGCCGATCAAGCTGGGCAGCGACAAGAACGAGGCCGTGCGCCGCGTGCTAGACCTGACCGGCCAGGGCGACAATATCGGCACGATCGAGCGCCTATGGGAGCAGTACAAAGCGTCGATCTATTGGAAGCGTCTCGCCGACGCCACGCGCAGGGATTACGAGCAATGCGCCGGCCCGCTGCTGCGAGCGTTTGGCGCGGCTCGAGCGTCGATCATCGAAGCGCCGGACGTGGCCCGCTACCTGCGCGTGGAGCGCGCCGAGGCGCCGGTGCGCGCCAACCGCGAAATCGCCCTGCTTTCGAACCTGATCGGCCTTGCGATCGAGCGCGGCGAGGCCAAGCATAACCCCTGCCGCGAGGTCCGGCGCAACGAGGAGCAGCCGCGCACCGAGGCACCCGATCCGGCCGATTTCAAGGCGTTCGCGACGTGGATCGCGGCGTTAGGTGGGCAGCGCGCCATGATCGGCATGGCGGCCGAATACGCGGCCCTGGCGGGCAACCGGAAGGCAGAATTCATCGATCTGGCATGGCCGCAGATCGACGAGGCGGCCGGCGTCATCCGCACCAAGCGAGCCAAGCAGCGCGGCAGGAAGCGCGGCGAGGTGATCGAGCATGTCGAAATCACCCCGGCGATTGCCGAACTGCTGCAAAGGCTGCGCGCGGCGCGCAAGGACGACTGCCTGTACGTGTTCTCGAATCGGTACGGGACGCACTACACGCCCGAGGGATTCAAAGCCATGTGGGCGAAACTGATGACGCGCGCACTCGCCGAGAAGGTGATCGCCAAGCGCTTCACTTTCCACGATCTGCGGGCCTATCACGTCACGCAATACAAGGCCCAGCGTGGCGCACTACCCGATCTGCACGCCAATCCGGCGACAACGGCGCGCGTCTACGACCGCACCAAAATCGTTCGCCGCAAGGCACTGTAAACCGTGGGAATCCGTTATGAAAAACGCTTACGAATCAAGCATTGTTTCGTCACTAAAATTCCCACGTTTCGGCGCTAACGCGCGCTTGGCTGGGATTGGCGGCTCGGATTGTGATTCCTGTTGTCGTGGGTTCGAGTCCCATCAGCCACCCCAATACAGACAAGGCTCCGCGCTTCCAGGCCTGTTCGTAAACACAGGTCGAAATTCCCAAAACGGGAATGGCGCATCTAGCTTGCACCTCTTTCGCGCACTGCTCTCGGCCGCCGCGATTCTCGCTGTCACCCTCCCCGCGCACGCCGAAACCGACCTATTGCTCATGGGCAAGTCGTGGCATTTCGGCCATCAACTGGCGCCCGGCCGGCGCGGCTATGACGTGAATCAATACAATTGGGGCGGGGGCCTTGAATACCGGGGCAACGCATGGCACGGACAATGGCTCGTCGGCGGATTGACCTACCGCGACACGTTTCGGCAGCAGGCCTATACCGTCTACGGCGGCTATCAGTTCACGGTGCCGGTATCGAGCAATGTCGCGGTCTTCGCGACCGTGCGCGCGGGGTATTTGAACGGGAGCGGGCACCATGGCCCGGGGGCATTGCCGAGCATCGGCGTGACCTACAAACGCCTGTCGATCGAGGCGACGTACATTCCGCCGGCGGCGAAGGAAGGGTACAACTGCGTGGCGATCTTCGGCAGGATCGCGTTCTAGGCTATCGTTAAGGCCGAACTGGTGGGCGCGGCTGCGACATAGCGCGCCATCCGATGATCTTCGACGTTCGGGAAGGGATAGAGTTGGGTGCCGATCTGCTCGAGCACACCGGCATGCTTCCACGCGAGCGGCACGTTCGGCACTAGGTCGTTGCCGTTCCGAAATAGCCGCGTCGGAACCGGCGCGAGCAGCGCGCGCACGGCGCACGACGGCGCGACGCGCGGCGGTCCAAAGCCATAGATTGAAGCGGGCGGAATGCCCGATAGCTGCGACTCGACGGCCGCCATGATCGCAATAGCAGCGCCCAGCGAGTGCCCAACGAACGTCACGGGGCGTCCGTTGACGGCGGCGAGCACCGGCACCGAGATTGTCTGCCAAGCCAGCCAGAAGCCCCTGTGCACCTCTCCGACGCCCGGTACCGCCATTGGTATGGCGTCCATATCCGCAATGAAGCACGCGGCGTTGTCAGTGCCCGGGAAGGCCACGACGAGCCCCCCGGGTGTGTCACGCACGATCGCGCGCGAGGCGCTGCTTTCGACGCCAATATCCGGCGCCGCTGTGTACGCCTCTTGCGCGATCAAAGCGTAGTCGTGCGCACTGAGCGGTGTCATTTTGCCGGCGCCGCGCTCGTGGCCGGCGTGGCCGCTGCGGGTGTCGCGGCAGGAACGGCCGGTGCGCTGGCTGCCTGCGCCGCGACCGCCTGCGCCGCCGCATCAGCGGCGACATTGGCCGTTGCGCACACGACGCCGTTTGCAGCCGCAGCAGCGGCCACTTGCGGGCTTGCTGCGCCGGCCGCGATGAGCGTGGGCTGCACGACCGAGCACCCATTCTTGATCGCCTGTAGCGCGAGCAGATTCGTCTTGTTCAGGTTGGCTAGTGACGCGTTCAGATTGTCCTGTTGCGTCGTCGAGCAAGCGGAAAGAGCGGCCAGGGACAACCCTGCCGCAATGAGCAGCATCTTCATGGTGAGATTCCTCGGGAGAGTGGTTACTGCTGGGTGGGTGCTGCGGGAGCCGGGGCGGCTGCGGGCGGCTGAGCGGGCTTGCTCGAGCGGTTTGCGATGGCGTTGCACACGACGTGTAGGCCGGCAAGCACGAGCGCGCCCATGGTGCCGGCTACATCTGCCGGGGGCGCGGCGATCTTGAGCGCTCCGCACGCCCACACAATGACGCCGCCGATCATCGCCCCGCTCACGGCTGCGGCCCCGGTGGTGACCGGAGAACTTTGATTCACGATTGCACCTCCGCTTGTTGCTGAGGCTCCCCCAATAGGTTGGCCCCGAGCATGAAAAGCGCGCGTTCGGCGGCGCGTCGATCCACCAGGCCGCGCAATTGAACGCCGCCGGCATGAGTCCAGGCCAGGAATTGATCGGCGGCGCCCTGCATGTGGTTCGCGTTCACGCAGGCGAGCAGCATCGAGTGCGCGAGCGCGCCAAGGCCGATGTTGTAGGCGAGGTCGCACAGCGCCGCCTTTTGCTCGTCGCTGATCGGCACCGTGACTAGCACGTCGATGTGGTTGCCGATGCCTTCCATGCGGTACAGGAGGTCGGCGTCGGCCTGTTCCTGCGTCCACACGGTCCCCTCGATGATCGAGGGGCCAGTCGCCCCATAGCCCACGGTCGCGCGGCGCCAGCCGTAGACGGGATCGGCATACGCTTCCAGGCAGCAACCCTCGTACTGTTTGGCGAGAGCGATCGCCTTTTCGAGCCATGCTTGCATCGTCATTCCTCCTTGAGTGTGGTGAGTGTTTCCAGAATCCTGGCGTCGCCGTCACGCAGCACGCGAAGGAGCGCCGCGTGGTCAACCAGCATGTCGCGCTGCGTCTCGGCGAGGGTAAGGAGCGCCAGCATTTGCTTCTGCTGGACTTCGCCCTGGCGCTTCTGCTCTTTCATAATGACGGCGCTTGCAATGGCCGCTTCGATCGATAGCGTCAAGTTCGTGCCGCCCCAATCGCTATCTGCCCCGCGCGCAAAATGGAGGGTGAGCATCGTCACGACGAACACGCAGAGAGCGCGGAGGAACGTTTCCTCGTCGCGGAACTTGAGATAGATGCGTCTAAGCATGGCGCACCATCCACCAAAATTCCGCGACGCCAATTGCGACCTCGGCCACGAACAGAAGGAGCATCGCCCAATTGATGACGCGCGCGTGCTTCGCTTCGCGCCCATCCTCGATCGCGTCGATCCGCTCGCCGAAATGATCGAGACGGTCATCGACGAGCGCAAAGCGCCCTTCGATCGTTTCATCATCCATGGCTGCGCGTAGCCCAATCGAGAACGAGCGCCACGAGCGCCACGATGAATCCGCCGCCGGTGAAAAAGAGCGCGATCTTGCCGGGCACCGAATTGAGCGCGTCGGCCATCTGCTTCGCATGCGTCTCGCTGATAGCCGAACTGAGCGCGTGAACGTCGTCTTTTGTCGCGACCGTGGCAACGGCTTCGCGCAGGCCCGCGATAAGCTCGTCGTGCCGCCGGATCGCTTCATCGTGCCGCGCAATATCGTCGTCGTGACCGTCCAGGCGTTCCTTGATGCGCTCGATGTCAGCATCCATTTTTGTTCACCCCTTTCTTAGTTCGGATAAAGCGTCATATAGACGACTTGCCCATTGGCGGGCAGGATGCCGCTGGCGGTTGTTCCTGTCCAAGTAGTGCTGTTGGCCTTGGTCAATACAGCGCTCCCGGCCGGCGCGGAAACTAAAATGTTGCCGTTCCAATTTGGAGCCGACGAAAACGAAAGCGTGAGCGAATTGAATTGCTGAGTCAGCGAGCTAAGGGCGCCCCCAAAAAACGGCGCGTTTCCGAACGTGACGGAAAGAAGCGTGCCGCTGCCGTTGCCTGTTACATTCCCCCCGAAGTGACCGGACTTGCCGAGCAGGTCCGAAAAGCTGACCGGCAAGCCGGATTTGCCCGCAAGCGCGATGACCCATGGATGATTGAGCGACAGGGGGAAACTCAGGCTCAGTTCGTTGGCAATTTCAAGCGCTGTGACGGGATACCCGGCGGGGAGCGTCATTTCACGGTCTCCAAGAGCGCGCGCAGGCGCCGAACCTCTTTGGCGAGTTCGACGCACGCGACAAGGGCCGCGTGCCCATAGGCCACGGTCAACCGCTCGTTGACCTCGACGACGGCTTCCGGCAAAAAGCGCTGC